TTATACCCTTCTTCATGACCATTTTCAAAACCAACATCATATCTTTCTTGTAATTCATCTTCATCCGAGCATTCTTCTCTTTCTTCATCCAAGCAATCTCTATAACCTTGGTCTACACCCTCTTCAAAGGATTCATCATGACCATCACAAAAGGATTCTTCTAAAGCTTCTTTGAGATATTTTTTAGCATCTTTATCGGAAGAAGCTTTAATCAGCAATAATACTTCATTTACCCATTTATCATCCATTTTTATTCAGTATCCTCAACACCTTTTCTGTCAATACTTTCCATCCATCATTTCTTTTATGATATATTTTATGATGGTCATATCCTTCAGGCTTCTTAATACGGTATTCAAAGATACCATTACTACACATCCTAATGTTATGAATCCATATCTCTTCATCAATAGCACAATAATTTACAGAAGGTTTGATTACTAGCATCTTTTTTAACTTATCCTTTTTATAATATCATCACATAAACCATATTCAATTGCTTGCTGGGGTCTTATATAAAAATCCCTATCTATAAGTTTTTCAATTTCGTTTTTACTTAAATCACTTCTTTTAGTAATCTCTTCATTCATTTCATTTTGAAGGAATTTTATTTCTCTAACTTGTACATCTATATCCTTTGTTGTTCCACCTGCACCCCCACTTACTTGATGAATCATTAAACTGCTGTGTTTAGTCATGAATCGTCTACCTTTAGTACCACAAGTAAAAATAAATGCTGCTGCTGACTGGGCTGTACCTAAACAAATAGTTCTAATAGGTGTATAAATATTATCCATCATATCTGTGATAGCAAACATAGAATAGATATCCCCACCGCCACTATTAATAACCATCGTAATTTCTTCCATAGGGTCTGCCGTTTGAAGTTCTAAAAGTTTTTCAATTACATCTTTTGCTTTATCTTCATCTACACTACCACTCAAATAAATAAATCTATCCTTTTCATCATTAGATAAAATACTACTAATACTTTTATCCTTGTCCTTATCCTTATCCTTATCTGACATATTCAAAAAATCATCTTTGTTTTTCATGGTATTATTCCCCTTTCATATTTTTAGTTCCTCTAATGCCTTATGGTACTGTTCATCTTGAATCTCTTTAATAGGTTCTAATCCTCTTTCAATAGAACACCAAGCAGTTACTCCACCCCAACCATACTTTTCAAATATTTCTCTAACTTCATGTTCTCTGCCTTCAGCTATTGAGGTTGCATCTGCTGAAGCATAAATAAACATATCATTACAAACTACTACTGCATGCCATCCATCATCCCAATCATCCAAATCTTCATTAAATGTTGAAAAGAATACTATATCTCTTGCAGCCAACCAGAAGAGATGTTCAAATTCCTCCATTGTCTTTGCTTTTCGTTCAGATAGATTTTTCATTTACAATTTTCTTGTATTCATAATTAAAACCTTGATCATCCCAACAAGTCCAAATTTCACCCTTCCTTAATACCCTTGTTAACCATAATTTTTTAAGGACCCATCAGGATACCTTTTGATAACAATAGGATGCCATGCAAACCACGTATGCCAGCACTTTTTATATTCAACTTTGTATTCCCATGTCCTTGTAGTTAACCATTCCATATTTTACTCCTCTTTTCACCAATCCTGATTAATCAATATTACCATAGTTTAACCTTCTTCCTAAATTTTCTAGTTCCCTCATTCCATTGTTTTTTCATCTTCTTCAATAGAAATTTTCTGCTATGTTCAGGTTTTGTTGAAAGGTCATCCCAAAAACAGGTCATATTCCATAAACATTTTTGATTAGAACAATAAAATGTTACTTTAGGAGAATTTTTTATATCACCATCTATATCACTTATTTTCATCTCTGAGTTACACCTTGGACAACGATTAAGTTTCATAATTTATCTCCCATCTTTTATTCAATCCTCCTTTCTCTTAATGCCTTTTTATACATATTTTATAAACGGACAAAATTTTCCTTTCTTTGCTTTCATATATTCTATTACAATATTCTCACCAGGCATTTCAAGAGGTTTTCCCAACATTTTCCTGATATAATGAATTGTTAATGGAGGAATGATTGCTAAAGAAAGTATAAACAAAACCAAAATTGTGTTAGAAATTATAAATGGGCTTGTACAAAAGGCGAAGACAAAAATACCCAGTATAGAAATAGTAAATGAGATGAATGCTAATTTCCCTACTAAACTCCAAAAATATAAACACAGATTATCATTACTATTTTCAGACCTACTCATATGATTCAATTTATAATGCCACGACGATCTTTTAATTTCCATTTTAATCTCCTTTCATTAGTCTATCTTATCATATTCAAACCTATATGTAAATATTTTCATTTAAAGAATAGTCCCAGTGACTTTCCTGAATCCATTGATAGCATATATAATTTATTCATAGGCTTCAATAGAATACCCACCTTCTTGAGGAAGAATTTTTCTATCATTTTTTCCTTATCAATTTGAATTACCTTTTCAAACTCTTTAGGCCACTTATAGAAGGATATGGTTTCTATATTCCATTGGTTAGGTTTTACATATACCACCTTGACCTTCATACCTTCACTTATATCTTCATATTTATCTTTCAATTCTAATAACTTCAATAGCTTCCTGTAATTTATGGCACCCTTAACATGCCAAGGTGTACCTTTAATAGCTTTTTCATCTTTTACCCATTTTGTTATGTTTGATACACCTATATTAGCGGCCAATTCTTCTAAGCTCACACTCCTCAATTCTTTCTTATACTTACCAATCTTATCAATGATATCTTCTTCGGGTTCATCTTTCATAATCATTTCCATTATATTTTTCAAACGACTACGAACAGCTTCAGAACTGTCACCACGAACTATTGTTAATCCTGTTGTAGAAATTTTATCAAGATACGAACCTTCAATCCACAAACATCTAACGGAATACATCTTTTTAGCCACAAACAATCCGGACTTAGCTATTTTCTCCTTAGCAAACCTTATAGGAAAATCTTCTACGATAGAATTATAAATATTTAATTGAACATTACTATATATATGTTGGTTTATATAATCATTAATATAGTTACTAATATCATCAATTATATCAACCTTCTCCCTGTCTGTCTTAGATGCCCATATCCCCTTTCCTATATGATGTTCACAGAAATCATTCATACGAATATACAACGAATCCGTATCAATAGCCACAATAAAATCCTCATCTGTTCCCACTTTTTCATTCATATATTTATTAGCATATCTTTCACCTGATTTAACTGTATATCTACCACACGAAGTTATAGCTTCTGATATATTAGTATTGAAATATCTGGAGTAAGGTACTGCTGTACAACCAAACATACTATTAAGTAAAATCTTTAAACATAATTGAACTGCTCTATATCTTTCCCTTTCTTCTCCTTTAGATTCTCTCATTAATTTTTTAACTTCTAAACGCTTTTCGAATATATTTCTTTCAATAGTGGCTATAACACCTGGTTTACCGTTGATAAAGACAGTACCACAAGGAGCAATAGAAAACAATTTCCTTTTCAGAGCTTTATTAAATCCTTCCAATCTCTTATTACTAAAATCAACAGGCTTAACATTAGGTTTTGACATCTTAAAGGGAGGAAATTCCTTATTCTTCATACATTCAATAATAGTATCCTCGTTTAATCCTAAAATTCTCCCAAAGTATGTTTCCGTACTCATATTAAGGGCTATGATGTGCGACGGATATGAACTCTGAATATCAATGCTAAATAACCAATCATGCATACCCTTTTGGGGTTCTTTCACATATGCCGCTGTAAAATATTCTTGTGAACCGCCAAACATTTGGGAGCGCATAGTCCTTCTCTCCTATAATGAACAAGTAGAGCACCCTCAATTAAATTAGTCATGGTATTGTAATAACGCATCGGAACTCTTGTAAGTAATGACAGTGATTGTATTAGTCTTATGTAACCAAGCTTTTTACCTAAGTCGTTTACTCGTTCACAGTCCATTACATTATAATCAATATATTTGTTCCAATCCTTATTATACAACTCTCTAAGGTCTTCAGCATCATCAGAATAATCTAACTTACCTTTACCCAATTCAAACTGAGAGACATATTCTAAGCTATAACGCTCTAACTTATTAGGAGAGTACCATTTATAGATATCCATATAATCAAGTATAGTAATACCTGCTATATCAATATTCAGTTCACCACTCTTTTTACTTCTCCATGTCCTGACAATATTAATAGGAGATAAGCCACTATAATACTTACCTCTATTGATCTTCTTGTCTCGATTTATGAGGTAAGGGATATCGAACCCCCATATATTCCACCCCGAAACAATTGAAGGTGGGTACTTATTCATATAGGCAAAGAACTTTCTAAGTAACTCTTTCTCTTTCGGACAATGGATGTATATAATATTTTTATCATTACCGGAATATTCTTTTTCCCCAAAGGTTACCGTTTTCCCTGTAATACTGTTCCTTACCGATATTGCTGTAACAGGATGTTCAGCTAAATGAGCATGAGTAAAACCTTTCGGAGCATAACATTCAATATCTATATAATATATGGTGAGTTTGGGTGTAGGTATGTCATTATCAGGTATATCATGATACTTTTCAGCAAGGTATTGTATTTCAGGTCGTACATTATTCTCTAATATATTGTCATGATAATTCTTATTGAAGGAGTAATAATCTTGATAGGTTTCAAACTCTCTTTTAGATGCTGGTAGACCATCAATAGTTTTGAGTTTACCTACAGGGGTTTGAATGAAGATATATGGTACCCAGTATTCAGAAAAATAATTATTCTCACCGTCTACTTGTTCCCATATATGCATGGTTGAGTTCTTAGATTCATAAAAGCTATTAATAAAAATTTTACAGTTCCTCCTTAAATAAATTCAATATATCATCGTAACATATTATAGGTCCATTGTCAATCCAGTCTGTTTGGAACCGCCACGAACCTCCGTGAGGAAAATCTATCGTAACCCATTCAAACCCCTCTGCTCTATAAGGTTCCGATTTGTTTATTATCTCATATGATTTACCCGTAAAATACTCTTCTATAGAACCAGTTAAATCAAATCTGTTATCTATGTCTTTCAATCTTTTAAATCGTATATTCATGATTTTTTAAATATCCCTTGTAAAGATTTCAGTATATTTTTAGGTTTTTCCTTCTTTTCTTTTGTGACCTTTACCTTTTTACCCGTTCCTCCTGAAATCCTATTGTAGTATTCTCTTTTACTCTCCATTATTTTCTTTAACTTCTTACTTTCATAATGGTAAGCCTCGTCTTCAGTTTTGAATTTCTTGAGTATTTTTATCTTAAAATGCTTTTTACCATATTTTTGAATATCTAAAGATATTCCTGTACCTGACCCTAAATACCCATCCTCCATATTGTTAGTAGAGTGCTTACCTATATACTTTCTTCCATTAATTAAATTTGTGGTTTCATATACGAAATGTTTCA